TAGTGCAGATGAACGTCTTTGGAAACCAGAACTAGATAAAACCAGCAATGGTTATGCAGTAATTCGTTTTCTACCTGCTCCAAACGGAGAAGATCTTCCCTGGGTAAAACTATATTCACATGCCTTCCAAGGCGCTGGTGGATGGTACATTGAAAACAGTCTTACTAGTATTGGGCAAAAAGATCCAGTATCTGAGTATAATCGTGAACTGTGGAACACTGGTAACGAGAAGGACAAAGAAACTGTTCGTAAGCAAAAGCGTAAACTAAGTTTCTATTCTAACATTTACATTGTAAAAGATCCTGTAAATCCTCAGAACGAAGGTAAAGTATTTCTCTTCAAGTATGGTAAGAAGATCTTCGACAAGATCATGGCAGCAATGCAACCAGAATTTGAAGATGAAACTCCAATCAATCCTTTTGACTTCTGGCAAGGTGCCAACTTCAAACTGAAGATCAAGAAAGTTGCAGGTTACTGGAACTATGATAGTTCTGAGTTTGATCGTCCTGGTGCCCTTCTAGATGATGATGAAGCACTAGAAGCACTCTGGAAGAAAGAGTATTCTCTACAAGAACTAATCGCAGCAGATCAGTTTAAGGATTATGATGCACTCAAGAAGCGCCTAGATTATGTTCTAGGTCTAAAAGGTACACCTCGTATGCAAGACCCCGAAACTATTGGGGAAGAGGATGATTGGAAAGCAGAACTTCGTGGTGACAGCACTGCTTCACGTTTTGGAAGCAATCGTGAAGCAGCACCAGTTCCAGACAATCTTCGTGAAGAACTAAACAATCTTTCATCAAGTGCATCTGTTGACGAAGATGAAGATGATGCTCTAACTTACTTCCAACGACTAGCGGAAAGTTGATATCAATCTGTTAGTCTTATATTATCTGCCCTCTTCAAGGATCCACTTATGTACTGAGTGGATCCTTTTTTGTAGGTCATAATATTCTCAATGTCATCATAGACTACTTGTAAGTATTCTGGTTTAAGTATAAAAATATTTCTTTTACTTTCTTCTAATCTAACTTCGTATTGATAGTTAGTAATTGGTATTGCAATGTTTGATATAAATTTTTGCTGTCCAAGTAATTCATCATAGTACGATAGTTCAAAACTTTCTTTTATTTGTGTTCCTGCTTTTATTATTATTACTCCATTAGTGTTCTTAACTTCTTCACTTTCAAAGTGATGAATTGAATTAATATTTTCATAACTACCATACTTGTCAAGTAAATACCTATCAAATGATCTTTGCGACATAGGCCACTGATCATTTACATTGATGATGTTATTCGCAATTAATACTAACCAGTCTAATGTTGGATCATCATAAATTTTATCTGCTACTTGATCTGGTCTTTCATCTCCAACAATTTCATATTTTTTAAAAAATGCTAAGTTCTTAAAAATGTCTTCTCTAAGAACACCTTTCTTAAAGATATTTTTGACAGTCTCGTACTCGGAAATTTTTCCGTCTTTAGAAAACTTTGAGTATTGAATGCTTGGTAATTGACTGAAATATTCTGGCATCTTAGTATCCTATTGAGTCTATTGAACCTAACTTATCATAATCGTCATCATAAATTGGATCTATTTCTTGGAACTGCATTGTAATAGTATACGCTACCATGGTTGCTGCTTCATCATCATATGTCATATAAGATCCAAGAGGGGCATAGTCAACATTAAATGCTTGTAGAGCACATGTTTTAAATCTATTGAGTGATTTGTGAGTCTTTCCAGTTTTTCCATTAATATATTCTATTTTAAAAATATCTGGACTTTTTAAAAACAATAAAGATTGTGCTT